CAGCGCCTGCTTCAGGGTGAGCCAGCGGCGGAACTCGGCAGGGAACTTGTCCCGAAAACAGCGGGGACAGCGACGCTTCCGGGCAGACGCAGCGGCCCGCGCAGTGTTCGCCCTACCAGATTTGGTAGGAAAGACAATTCCTGCCAATTTTTCTACTTCGTGTGCCTTCGCAGATGGCATGTTATCTCCTTATGAATCAACGAGTTAGAACGGGGTAACGCTGCTTGTCAGACCCATTCTAGCAGTGAGCCAAGGAAAAAACACACGCACACACATGCACAGCGCGCGCAGCGCTCGCGGCGGGCGGCGCAGCGGCGACGGCGGGCATTCGTAAACACAAAAATTTCTAGACGCACTACTACTACTATATCTATAGAAATAGATATAGATATAGATAGGTGCTTGAAATTTCTACGCTTTTTGTGCGCAGAGTGTTTGCGGCCACGCTTTGTTTCCTGCACGCCGGGCTATAGGTGGTAAAAGCCTGGCATTGCATCCAGTAGTTCTGCACTATCTTGCACCCAAAAGATGCAAGATAGTGCAGCCCGGGCAAGCCCGGGCCGCACCGCGAGGGCTAGTAGCCCCTCAGGTGATAGCCCTCACCGTAACGGTGGAGCTTATAGTGGTGCAGGTTGATGTTCGCCTGCATCATCGCCCACGCGTTGTGCCTGCGGCACTGCTCGACCAACTGGTCGGGCCGCAGGTAGCGCAATGACCGCAGCTCGAAGGCTGCCAGCTTCCGCCAGCAGTACATCTCACGGAGTGAGCCGTCGCTCATCTCCACGAGCAGCGTTTCATCCACTTGTACGGCGTCTAGGGACACGATGGTCCCGGTGATCGGCATGGCGGTTCCTTTCAGGGAGTGGCGTTACAAGTAACGCCGAGTTGTGCGAACGGAATGCCCGCACTGATCTGCACCCGACTGCGCGGCCGGAACCGCAACGGGCATGATGCCCGTGAGCAGGCGCAGAGCGCTGCGGGCGACGCAGCGCGAATAGCAAAAAGCCCCCCGCGCACACGGCGCGGGGGGCAAAGCGCGTGACTTGTCACGCGTAAAACATCACTTCTTGGACTTCTTCGGAGCCTTGTCGGCCTCTTCTTGCAGCTCCGCGAACAGCGCGGAGCCGATCGCCGCCCAAAGGGCAGCGTGGCACGGTTTCCCGTCCGCCTCGTGGCCGAACAGCTCGGCCGCGAGCGCGCGGCCGGACTTCAGCCACGCTTCCTCGAGCTGCCACTCTTGCTTAACCGCTCCGAAGAGCGCGTCGAGCATCCTGCGCTTGGCCTGACGGGCAGCGCCCGTCAGCGCGATCGCCTTGGCCAGCCCGTAGGCGGCCCGAACGATGGCCTCGATGGGCGCATCGGCCTCAGACCGGGTCACGCCAGCGGCCTCGAATGCCGCCGCGATCTGCGGCACCAGCTTGTCGAAAACCGCCTTGCGGGCGGTCTTGGCCGCCTTGACGGCAGCGGCTTCGGTGACCAGCGCGGTGGCCAGCTCTTCGAGCTGGGGGATGGCAGCCTTGATCGCGGCAGCTACTTGCTTCTGACTCATGGTGAGTCGTCCTTTCAAGATGCCGTTACATGTAACGGCTTGGGTTGCGTCGGCAGCGGCTGCTGCCGACCACTACAGCCTAGCATTCGGCTCAAAAGCGGCTCTCTGGCCGGAAGTCGTTCAGCTGCTGCGGCGGACCCCACCACGGGGTGACCCCCCGCTGTGCTGGAGGCGACGGCGGCCCGCACGGACAGTGTTTCGCACCCCCACTCCGCTACTTTGTAAAATCCTGTCCATCGCGCACACCCCCCACCCCCAGTACTGTGGAAAATCCCAGTACCTTGTCAAATCTCAAGGCGAAAAAAAGCCCCCAGGGCGGGGGCCAAAGGGCACTGACGTGCCCCAACAGGAGAGAGGAGAGGTGTCCCCGGCATTGCGCCGGTGACCTGCACGAGTATACAGTACGCGCCATGAACATGTTCGACGCTTTGGTGGCTTTCGAGCCGGAGCCGACCGACTACCCCGCGTTCACGCGCGTGGAGGAGGCCGCGCCGATGGATCTGCTGTCCGCGCAGCAGGCGTCGGTCAGCTGGCTCGAGCAGCTGAAGGTGCCCTCGGACGAGGAGATCGACGCGCGGCGCTCGCCGCCAGCGCCAACGCCTGAGGAAGACGCGGAGCTGGCCCGTGACGTGTTCGAGAAGGTGACTTCGGGCGCGCCGGAGCAGCAACAGCGCAACGCCCTGCTGCAACTTCGCGCGCCGCCGGCGATCCAGCACCTCGTCGGGATGCTCACCGGGTACGACTGGGAGTTCGTCGAGCGCGCCAAGGAGCTGCGCGGCTACGCGGTCTCCAAGATCCTCGAGGAGACGACCCACCCGGACGCCCGCATACGCCTGAAGGCGCTCCAGATGCTGGGCAACGTGACCGAGGTGGCCCTGTTCACCGAGCGCGTCGAGGTCACCAAGAAGGACGCCACCGAGGCCGAGATCGAGGCGCGCCTGCGCGAGCGTCTGCTGCACTACACGAACGCGATCGACGTGACGCCAACGGCAGCCGAGCTGCCCGCGCCAGCCGAGCCGCAGGCGGAGCTGCCGGCGCTCGACGACGAGATCGGCCAAGTGGCCGAGCGCAGTGCTGATTGACGGCATGCCGGCCCAGCCGGGCCAGTCGGCGCTGGAGGCGCTGTCGCCGCAGACTGTCTCCAGTCTGCTGCGCGACCTGCACAAGCTCCCGCGCAAGGAGAAGGCGCAACTGCTCGACGCGATCGAGGCGCTTGAGCGCAAGCGCTACCTGCGCAGCTGCCGCGAAGACTTCCTCGCCTTCTGCAAGCACGTCTACCCCAACTGGAAGGAAGGCCCGCACCACCGCTTCCTGAAGCCGATCCTGCACAACATCCTGACGGGTGATGAGCGCAGGCTGACGGTGTCCATGCCGCCGCGCTTTGGCAAGAGCGAGACCATTGCCTACCTGTTCGTTGCGTGGTACCTCGGGCACAACCCCACGCACCACATCATGATGGTGACGCACACCGCCGCGCTGTCGGCGGACTTCGGGCGCAAGGTGCGCAACCTGATCGGCAAGCCCGAGTACGTCGAGGTGTTCCCCGACACGATCGTGTCAGCCGACAAGTCGGCCTCCGACAACTGGACGACGACCAAGGAGGGCAAGTACCTCGGTCTGGGCATCGGCGGCAACGTGGCCGGCCACGGCGCACATCTGCTGATCGCAGACGACCTCGTGTCCGAGCAGGCGGTGCTGGCCAACCCTGACCACGCCTTCGACGTGGCGTGGGCGTACATGCAGGTCGGCCCGCTGCAGCGCCTGATGCCCGGCGGGCGCATCATCATGATCGGCACGCGCTGGGGCAAGCGCGACCCGATCGGACGCGCGCTCAAGTGGGCCGAGGAGAACACCGACGCCGACCCGTGGCACGAGGTGCGCTTCCCCGCCGTGCTGCCCTCCGGGCGTTCGCTATGGCCCGAGCAGTGGCCCGTCGAGCAGCTGCTCGCCAAGAAGGCCGGCATGCAGGCGCAGTACTGGGCCGCCCAGTACATGCAGGAGCCCACGTCCGAGGAAGGCGCGCTGCTCAAGCGCGAGTACTGGAAGCTGTGGCTGCCCGAGCGCCCGCCCGAGGTCGAGTTCGTGCTGCAGGTGTGGGACACCGCGCACGACACCAAGTCCATGAACGACTACAGCGCCTGCACGACGTGGGGCGTGTGGTTCAACGAAGAGACGAACCGGCAGGAGCTGATCCTGCTCGACGCGTTCAAGGGCCGCTGGGAGTTCCCCCAGCTCAAGGAGCAGGCGCTCAGCGTCTACCGCGAGTGGGAGCCCGAGTGCGTGCTCATCGAGAAGAAGGCCGCCGGCGCGCCGCTGATTCAGGAGCTGCGCCAGATGGATCTGGCCATCGAGGAGTACTCCCCGTCGCGCGGCACGCGCACCGTGTCCAACGACAAGCGTGCGCGGATCAACGCCGTGGCACCGATCCTGTACGATGGCGTCGTGTGGGCCCCCGACGTGCGCTGGGCGCACGAGGTCATCAACGAGTGCGCCGAGTTTCCCAACGGCGAGCACGACGACTACGCCGACTGTGTGGCGATGGCGCTGGCGCGCTACCGCCGAGGAGGGCTGATAGCCCTGAGCAACGACGCCAAGGACGACCCTGAGTGGGCGCGTCGCCCGCGTCGCGCCGCCTACTACTGAGGACACGCGCAATGCCGATCGACAAGAGTGTGTATTCCGCCCCCGTGGGCCTCGCCGCGCTCGCCGAGCAGGAGGAGCCCATCGAGATCGAGATCGTCGACCCCGAAGCGGTCAACATCCGCGCCGGCGACTTGGAGATCTCCATCGAGCCCGAGGAAGAGGGCCCGGAGTTCGGCGACAACCTCTACGAGTACCTCGACGAGAGCAAGGTCTCCGGGATTTTCTCCGAGCTGGTGTTCAACGTCGACAACGACAAGGCGGCACGCAAGGAGTGGGAGCAGACCTACATCGACGGGCTCAAGCTGCTCGGGCTCAACCCCGAGGAGCGCACCGAGCCGTGGACCGGGGCGTGCAACATCAGCCACCCGATGATCACCGAGGCGGTGGTGC